ACTCAACCAACGTGCTCGATATTATTGGCAATGAGTCTGGCATCAAGTCGTCTCACTTCGGTGAGTTCACGATGGGCATCGAGCTTGAGATGACTTCGGGCGATGACTACAGCGAGTCAGCCGCTGAGTCTGTGCGTAGCCGTTTGGGTACCTCATACTGCATCATCAAGAGTGACGGCTCGCTTCCATCCAATGGCTTCGAGGTCGTGACTTCTCCGCATGGTCTTGCCACGCACATCGAGAAGTTCAAGGCTTGGGAGATTGACCCAGCCTATCGTGCATGGAACACAGGCAAGTGCGGTATGCACGTACACATCGACTCTCGTGCGTTCACTCAGATGACGCTTGGCAAGTTCTTGATGTTCATCAACAGCTCTGCCAATGTCGACTTCATTCGCAAGATTGCAGGTCGTCATCCATCGGTCGATGACCAAGCCCGTAGCTACTGCGCCGCTGAGCATCAGTCGATACTTGTCAACCCCAAGACTGCGGTCAAGGGCAAGTCGGGTGAGCGCTATCGCATGGTCAATATGTGCAACCTCGGCAGTCGTGAGGCTATGCGCTTGGGGCTCAGCATGGACAACAGCTACAACGGCAGGTACAACACGGTCGAGCTTCGCATCTTCCGTGCCTCGCTCAAGAAGGAACGTCTGCTTGCACAGATCGAGTTCACTCATGCGGCTGTCATGTTCTGCCGTGTCGCATCGTGGCGTGATCTCAACGGCACATCGTTCGTCAAGTGGCTCAAGACTGTGGCGGGTCAGTACCCTGCGCTTGTCAAGTGGTATGGCGTGCGTGCTGTGCATGGCGCATCCAAGCAGCCCTCTGCCCCTGCCGAGGTTACTTGTACTGACGCTGTGCCTCCTGTTGCTACCCCTCAGTTCCGTAGACCTCACGGGTGTGACCATGAGTATCGGATGGAGATAGCGTTTGAGGATGGCGGTGGTATGCGTGCCTACGCTAACCGACACGGGCTGTACTTCACATACTTCAATGTGCTCGGCTTGCAGTTGTGTGTGTTCCCGTACAGCGGCAACGATCAGCAGATCGGTGACGAGGATGTGATCTACGTTCGTGACAACGATGTGTGGCGTCTGCAAGACGACGACTTCAACGCATTGGTTCAGGGTCAAAGCCCTGTGCCTGCCACTTTGAATGCTTCCGTTTAATTCAACAACAACCATCGGGGAGACTTTCTCCCCATTCTTTTACCTCAAGGAGTTTATTATGTGTCTCATTATTACTGGTCAGTCTTCCAAAGTTCGTTCAACCTTGCTCGACACGCATGGGTTACTCAGCGACATCTTCACATCCAACCCTGACGGCATTGGGTTTATGTATGGCACAGCCAAGGGACTCAAGGTCACCAAGACCTTGCCCAAGAATCTTGGCGATGCTACTGCATTCATTCAGCGCCTGCCTCAAGACGATCGTGAGATTGCCATTCACTTCCGCTGGACTACGCACGGCAAGACCGACATGCTCAACTGCCATCCCTACGATGTGATCCCCGGCTTCATCGCCATGATGCACAATGGCGTACTGCATACAGGCAATGCCGCTGACAAGACCAAGTCTGATACATGGCACTTCATCAAGGACTACTTGCACAGCGCTGTGTCCTCTGCCCCTGACCTTGTGTATGACACAGGCTTCGTTGCTATGCTCGAGGAGTTCATCGGCAACAATCGCTTCGTGTTCATGAATGGCGAGGGTCGCATGCAGCATGTCAACTTCGATCAAGGTATCGAGCATGACGATATGTGGTTCAGCAATACCTATGCTTGGACTCCGTCACGCCTCATCCCTAGCTACAAGAGCACGACTGCACTCAAGTCGTACAACTACAGCTCGTATGCCAATGGCTACGGCAACTACTACGATGAGATGGATGAGATCGAGGACTACAACTCTAGCTTCAACATCAAGCCCCGTAGCACCAGCGCACACAGCGCCAGCTACGATGAGGCAGCGTATGACTTCCCCGATGACGAGGATGGCTTCGTTCGCCCTGAGCCCGAGGAGTTCCTGACTACGCTACAGGAAGCCGATGTCGAGACGCTTGAGATATGTATGGAGGAGATGCCTGCGTATACCATCACGACTGTGCTTCACAACTTCACGCCTGTCCCAACTTCGTACACGCATCGTGACGACTTGTGCTCTATCGAGCAGGGCATCTACGATATGTTGATGGAGGGTGATGCGTCTGGTCTCATCAGCGCAGCTACCAAGTCGTACTCATCTGCAGGCATTATCGCTGAGGTGATGTGCTACTACATGCTGTGGGTTGAGCGCAAGCCACAGTCATTCAAACCTATCGTTCCAGCGTTGCTGTAATGATTCGTAGCGGGGAGATATCTCCCCGCATTTTTAACCCAAGGAGAAAGCAAATGAAGTACAGAGTACAAGTAGTCATGTCCTACTGGCAGACAGTAGTGATCGAAGCCGATAGCCGTGCCGATGCTGAAAACATAGCGCTCGATGAGTTTGATATCACCAAGGCACGCATGGGTGAGGGTGAGGCGTACGACACCGAGTTGATTGACAAGGTGCGGTACGTAGTTAGAAACCACAACGGCACAGTACTTGGTGTGTTTGACACCGAGCTCGAGGCTGATACAGACGCCCAAGAGTACCGATACCAAACAGGCAATCCCGCCTACGTAGATAAGGAGATGACAAATGAAAGTTAAAGAACTGATAGGGTACTTGCAACAATGCGACCCAGAGACGGAGGTTTATACCTTCAACGACCATGAGATACACGCCATCGAGTGTGTCGATGCAAGCATGACCGAATGGGTACACCTTAACTTAGGAGAGTTGCAATGAAAGTATCTGACACCACAGCGCTACACCTGCGCTGTATCGAGGCAGACCTACGGGACTACCTCATGAACCCTGCCGAGTACAGAGTTACGCACCTTGAGGACATCCATGTGCTGTTGCTTGAGGTCATGCGCACACTTGGCATTGAACCCACAACCGAAGGAGAAACAGAATGATGACTGGATGGGAAAAACTAGAGCGGGTAATACTTTTGTTATCCGTAATTGTACTTATGCTCGATCTTTTTTATTGGAGACCCTATTGACTTATGTCCAACCCTAGACAAATAATGTACCCCTCAAGGAGAAAATAATGAAACACACACCTTACGATACGGGCAAGGTCAAGATTGGCTTGCTCTACACACCCCCACCCCCTGTCGCTACGCCCGAGGAAACTTGGGTGCAGTCCGTCTTGCTTGGCGACAAGCAGGGGTGGTCAGAAGATACACACGCCTGTGTGCTTTCCGTTGTGGCGCTTGCCATCATTGCTCTCGTCATGCTCTTACTAGGAGGAACACCAAATGCCTGACATGCAAACTGCTCTCAAATCTGCGCTCAGTAGAACCCTACAACAATGGGATGATGACGGGGAGGAATCTCCCCAAGCCTCTTCTACTATCAACACAACTATCAACAACTCTGTATCCGCACCTTCTCAAAACATTCAGGGAACTTCCCCCACTAACATCATGACAAACCTCTTCAATGTAACCAACAATGTGTCTCGTTCAACCTTCAACTACATCAGAGACAATCCCGGCTCTAAGCGCATGGAGATCATCAACGCACTCGTTGACCAAGGCTTTGGTAAATCATCGGTTGCCGCTCTGATTGCGCAGATGCGCAACTGCCGCATGGTGCATGACACCAATGGCTTGTGGTACGCAGACATTCCCGAGTATGTGCCGATCAAGAACTCGAACTACGCCAAGAAGAAAGCCAAGGCAACAAAGAAGACAACAGGCGGCACAGGCATTGGTGCGCTCTTGAAGGCTAAGCTAGAAGCCACACCTACGCCCAAGCGTGTTGAAATACCTGCAAACATCCCGACACAACGAGCAACTATGACGACCATTGTGCGCAACCGCAAACCCGAAGACATCATTGGCAACATGACTGTGTATCAGGCGCGTGAGTTGTATGTGCACTTGAAGCAGATGTTTGGAGGTTAAGATGGAAGATAAAAACCCGTCCGCATTTCCAATATCGGGATCACAGTATCGACACACAGCAGGCATGACCTTGCGTGACTACTTTGCGGCTAAGGCTATGCAAGGATTGATTGCACATGAAGAACAAGCAAGTCGATTGTCAAGTGCAAATATTGGCGACTTTGATGAGCGTGTTGCGTTTGCCGCATACAGATACGCAGATGCAATGATGGAAAGGAGAAACAAATGAAAGATTTACACATCACAATCTACACCAAGGCAAACTGCCCCAACTGCATAACAGCCAAGCTCGTACTGGGTTCGCTCAACTTGCCATTCAATGAGGTGGACATCGAGGTGGGCGACCGCCTTGGCAACCTGCTCAAAGAGTTCCCTGATGCGCGTCAGATGCCGCAGATATTCTTCAACGATCAACGCGTGGGTGGCTTGGCAGGACTGCAAGCAGCGCTCAAACAAATCGGGAGTGTGCCACTATGAAAGTACTCAACCCATGGGAGGAGTTGGCTCAGGTACAGCGCCCTAGCATATTCATGGCTGACCAATACTTCCGAGCCAAGAACCCTAGCAATCAGATCAAGAAAGAAGAAGACCTTGGATACAAACAGTTTGGTACATTTGCCCGTGCCCAAGAAAGACAACCAAACAAGCATGAAGGAGTTTTAGAACATGCCAAGACCAAAGCCCCCCGCCCCCCTAAAGGTACGATACGTACGTTTAAGCGATAAGCAGTGGATGATCTTTGACCAACTGGGTGGAGCTGTTTGGTTGCGTGAGTTGCTTGAGAAGAAAGCGCCCATGCCCAAGAAGTTCTACGACAAGGAACTAGAGCGTCTGCAACACCCTGCTGACGCTGTATTTTTAAAACGAAAGCGAGAAGAAAATGATTAACGAACCGAGGGAGCCGATACCCACGAGCGCACAGCTTGACTTGTTCCACGAACGAGCACGCATGACTGTGCACGAACAGCAAGAACTGCTAAAGACTATGAAAGAATTTGAGCAAGCAAGCAAAGCCAACGATGTGCAAGTAGCAGGCACTCACTACAAGAGCAAATCAATACAACCATGGGACTACATCGTAGGCAACAACCTTGGTTACTTGGAAGGCAACGTGGTGAAATATGTGTCACGCTGGAAAGACAAGGGCGGTCTTGATGACCTGAAGAAAGCACGCCATTACTTAGACAAACTGATTGAGGTGAACTATGGTCGAAAAACTTAAGAAGAAGGACTGGGTCGCGTTGCGGCTCTTGTACCTCATACTGGCGTCAGACCCGAGCGCTGCTGTGTTGCCTGATGTGCAGAAGACTATTGATCTGTATGGCATGCGCACCATACTCAAAGCGTTTGATCTACTCAACAAAGAGTTGGCCAATGACGGCAAAACTTTTGGCAACCCCGAAGTCAACCTGACAAGGTATGTCGAACCGAACGGAGAGCGCGATGGCTTCTACTCCTGATTTGTGGTAAAGTAATGACTCCTGAATAACGGAGAAATTTATGACACCAGAACAGCGAGCGGTATGGATGGCTGGCCGCACAAAACACGGCGGGTTTCTTGGGGGTAAAGAACGCCCAGAACATTATGTATGGCGCATGATGCTTGCCCGCT